ACAGATGAGCAAGTTGCTACTTGCAGTATACCAGAACAGTTGATATTGGGTGCTGTGGGCGGTACACAAAAAGAATATCCTATATGTGAACTCAGTTCTGACAGTGATATATTAGAACAACTTGCCGAGTTTGACAGTCAATGCGACAGCACAATGTATTGGGTAGTAGATCCATACGTTACATTTGTGGACAATTGGCATTGGGATTTTATTCCTACCAAATGGGAAGAACATGTGGTGCATGTGTTTCAAGACACTAACGAACAATTTAGAAGTGTGCGATTAGTTCCTAAAGGCACATTCAATGACAGACAGTACACTATAAAACAGATAGTGAACAACAGTTTTACAAATCTAAAACAGGTGTATAGACAAATAACAACACCCACAACGTGGCCCATGTACAATTTTAATAACAGCGATTCGTTAAAACAGCAACTTGAACAATACAGTGAACAGTGTACATCAGAATTGTTTTACACTGTGGACAGTGATGTGATTGTAAATGAAGACTTTTCATACAGTCACACACCTAACTTAGACAGTGTGAACAAAGTCAGTGTGTGGCAGAGATCGAATCCACACACAGGATTAACTCACAGTTACGGTGGAGTTAGACTGTGGCCCAAACAGTTGAGCACAGTGTTAACTGAATGTACCAGTGACAACATACTGTACAACAAAACCAATGCTGGTAAATTACAATACGTCAAACAATCAGGTAGCAGTTATATGCCTTACGACATAGTGTTAATCACATACAAGCAACCTGATGTGGATCAGTTATTAAATAAATTACCTGCAGGCACACTGTTGGTTAATGATGTGGAAGGCATATTCAATGCTCACCAAGTTGCCAGTCATGCAGTAACCACAAAAATGTTTTGGGTGGTTGATGGTGATGCTGATGTTGTAGAAGATTTTGACTTCAGTTATATTCCAGACATATATGATCAAACTGTAACTCATGTGTGGAACAGTGAAAACCCTGTTACAGGAGATACATATGGATATGGTGGTGTTAAACTGTTTAACACACAGGCAGTACGTGATGCTACCAGTTGGGGCATAGACTTTACCACGGGACTCAGCAGTAGATTCAAGGTAATAGCAGACGTAGCCTGTGTAACACGTTTTAATACAGATGCTTATAGCACATGGCGTAGTGCTTTTCGTGAGGGTGTCAAACTTACACTAAGTGAAGACCCTGACAGTGATCAACGTTTACAAAAATGGTTGAATCCTTTACCACAAAGTAATTTTACTGAACATGCTAAAGCCGGAGCATCACAAGGTATGGAATTTGCCCAAATAAATAAAGATAACTTACAAGAATTAAACAAAATAAATGATTATGAATGGTTACAACAAAAATATAAAAGCCTTAATAACTAGTGGTTGTAGTTTAAGCGAAACTATATCATACTATAAAGAAAAAAAATTGGCTACTTGGCCAATATATTTAAATAAGTATATTAAACCTGAAAAATTTTTATCTTTAGGTTTAGGCTCAATAGGTAATGAACTTATAGCCAAAAAGGCCATTCATGGTTGTGAGCAACTTTTGAAAAATTATAAACCAGAAGAAATTTTATGTGCTATTAGTTGGAGTGGAATTTTTAGACATAACAGAATAGTTGAAAAGAAATCTTTTTTATCAGAAAAATTTAGAGGTATTAAGAAAAAAGTTATAACTGAAGAACCTGATAATATGACATGGAAGTACCAATTTTCTAACTATGAAAATCTGGTTATTGACGAAGAAGCATTCAGTATAATATATTTTAATCAATGGAAAGATATAAAAGAATTAGATTACTACTATGGTATTTTTGAAAATCAAATAAATTGTCTGGAAAATACAATGACGCAAATACATTATATAGAATCCTATTGTGTTTCTAAAGGGATAAATTATATTTGGACAACAATAGATAATGAATATTTTTGTAAAGACATGACTGCTATAAAAACAAGAAAATATATGGATCATTGGTCTTTAAAACATTTATTTGATAGATTACAGCATTCTCCTAACAGACTAAAGTATAGTATAAGTAATTGGGTTAGCATAAATTCTCCTGAAAATATGCGTAAAGATTATATACACCCTGACAGTGAGGGCCATAAAAAATACTTTGATGAAATAATGTTACCACATTTAGAAAAAAATGGAATCTATTAATTTAAAAACATGGCAAGAAGTGTCATACTTTTTAGACGAAGGCTTTTGGAGGCCTTCTCCTACATATTTTGAGCACATAATACAACATAAAACGTTATACCCTACAGATGCATTTAGCAAAGGACAACTGGCCAGTAAAAGTTGGTTACTAAAAGTGTTATACTCTGTCATACTAGAACAGCATAAAATAAATTACCCACTTGCCACTACACCCAATCTTAAAAATATAGAAGTTGCTATTTTAGGCAGTTGGATTGGAGCCATTGTAGAACCTTTACATCAGTCATTTCAAATAGATAGAATTTATGGCATAGACATAGACTCTAAATCCATTGAACTTAGCGAAAAACTAAATCAAAGATATGTACAAGACAACTGGAAGTATAAAGGAGTTGTTGCTGATGTAAATAATTTAAATTGTGGTAACATGGAATTTGAGACAGGTGGCGAACTTATTCAAACTAAACCAGATTGGATAATAAACACCAGTTGCGAACACATGAATACAGATTGGTTTGATACCGTAGCAGACGACCAACTTATTATAATGCAGACTAATAATAACCCAGATTTCGAGGGTCACACAAACACATCTTGTTCTATACAAGAAATGGAAAACAAATATCCTCTCACAAAAAGTCTGTATAAGGGCGAATTAATAACACCCAGTTATACTCGCTTTATGCAAATAGGATACAAATAAAAACTCCCTTTTAGATCACTATCTAACGGTCATAAAAAAAGGGCTCCTTGTGGAGCCCTTAAAATACTATGCTCTTAGGTAGGGAGTAACATAGGTAGGCGCATAGTATTTTTAAACTATATACTTGATATATTTTTTGCTAAATGTGTCTCTGAGTTGCTTATCCAAATCAGTTCTAACATTAAACTTGATACCATAGTCTTTCATGATTGTTCTAAACAAGAACACAACCATTTCGGGTTCAAAATTATCAAAACTAAACTTAACAGTGTTATTAAGATTTTTTCTAATAGCATCTGTCATTCCAGTATCTTTGTATAATTCATTTAGCTCATAAGCCAACCCAACAACTAAACTGTATTTGGCACTTAGCTCTGAACTAACTTTATTATCAAGTTTCTTGGCTTTGCCTTCTAGTATATCAGCAGGATTAGGCAAATGTGAAGCAACTTTTCTATGTTCTACAAATTTGATCGCCATACCCTCACCAATAGCACCAGCAATTTCTGCCTTCTGTTCAAAGTTTTCAGCATCATCAAACCCGTTAGCATTTAACATTTCACTAACAAAAGTCCAACTTCTGGGTGTAGCAAAGGCCTGTGAACTGCTTTTTGCGTCAAAGTCAAACAAGTCACCTTTACTGTAAGTTAAATAACCTACAACATCAGGGTGTACGTTGTTATTAACAGCCCATTGTTGCCAATCATCAAAATTGACATCCATATTAATGTGCCTAAATCTGTTTGCCAAAGGCGCCGGCATTCTGAATGTGACGCCTCTGTCTGTTTCTCTGTTACCTGCGGCAATAATTCTAACATTTTCAGGTAATTTATATTGACCGATTCTTCTGTTCAATACCAACTGATAAGCCGCCGCCTGTACACTTGGAGGTGCTGAATTAAGTTCGTCCAAGAACAATACAACATTATCAAATTTACCAGCAAATTCTTCGCTAGGTAAGTCACTGGGCGGTGACCATTCCATTTGATTTGTTTCAGGGTTCCTAAAAGGATATCCTCTTAGGTCTGTAGGTTCCAGTAAAGCCAATCTCATATCAATCATTGTGGCATTACCTAAATCACCACTTGATACAATGGACTCTACCAATTCTGATTTACCAATACCTGGTGCTCCCCAGATAAAAATTGGTCTGTTTACTTGTAAAGATCTAAGTAAAATAGGCTTTACTTGACTTGCTCTTACTTTAAGTGTATCCATTAGTTACTCCTTTTTTTCCTAACTATGTATATAGTATAGCAAAAATTCAGTATTTGTCAACACCTTTTATTAAATTATTTCTATAAAAGATTCTATGTCAGAACCGTTTATTTTATACCAACTCGCGTCTTCCTTGTTATATAACACCATTTTTTTCTTAGTAAAATAGTATGGCCAATTCATTTGATTATCTAATACCAAATACATTTTAGGAGTAGGTATTATACTGTGATCAAACTCCCAAAACTCAAAATTTCGTTTACATATTTCGTTACCTAAATATGAAAGTTTTAATCCTTGTGGTTCTCCGTTTTTTATACGAAAATTATTAAAAATTTTATAAGGTAAACTCTTTTTGTCTATACCTTTAAATTTTTCATAAAAAAGATTTTCTTTGCCAAAGCCTGGTCTTCTGGAAGTATTATGTAGTAATCCTTTTTTTATTTGATTTGATATAATATCCAGTACTTGATATTGTAAATATTCTTTATTTGTTTTTGATGTCATCTTCGGTCACAGCAGGACCTTTTACCATTTGGTGTACAGTGAAATCTTCTGTGTTAAATAATTTGTTTAATCTTTCTGCTAGATTAAAGGCATGTCCAGGATTACTAAAAGAAACTTTTTTATATTTAGGACCTGGGTAGCTCAACAGAGTATGTAATATTCTCAAATTAATAGGTTGGTCCTGGTAATAAACACTATAGATATTATCTGCTAATAATACCTGTTCTGATTTATAAGTATTTTTATTAACTGCTTCTAGTAATATTTCTGGTTTAGGTCGGCTCATGTGTATTTTTCTCCATACACATGTATTTATCTTATTTTTTATTAAAACAGTTGTTTATAATTGTTCTTTGGCTTCGACAAGAGCTTTAAATTCTGTAAATCCGCCAATCTTTTCGCCGTCTACAATTATTTGTGGGAATGTTCTAGCACCTGGAAATGTTTCCATTAGTGTTTCTCTATTAAAGTCCTCATCTAGCATTTTGTATGTTAGTTCGTGGCCTTCTCTTTCTGCTAATGCCTTTGCTTGTACGCAAAAAGGACATTGTGGTTTGCTGTAAATTTCTACTTTCATTATTCTTTTATCCTTGGTTTTAAATCACATGTTGATGGTACTTCCATTCCATTAACTTCAGTATCAAATTCAACTTCCATACCTCCCTTTAATTCTGCTGGAGCAGATGGACTAGTAACGTGATGACGTTTTAGGTATATGTTTGACTTGCCAGCAGATACAATTCCGTATTGTTTCCTGCTGTTCCAAAAATTTAATGTTCCTGTTTTCATCTTTTTATTTATTAATGCTTATCATGAGTTTACATAAAATAAGGTCAAATCTATTTTCAAATGTCAAATATAAAATTTGGTCCTCATACCAATTTTGTCTGGTATAATTCATATTCTTATTTGGAATAAAATGCCATCCCCATTTACCACTTACAATTTTAGAAATTTTATCTATTGCTGTCATAGGAATAGCATACTCTGTAGTTTTCCAACTATGTTTAAATATTTTGTTATATCCGCAATCGTTTGGTATGGTGTACATTATTTTGTCTTTTGAAGTCTATTTAAGGATTTAAGACTTTGTTTACATTCTATTTGTGTTTTAAATGGGCCTGTATATCCATAATTTAAAAGTGTTGAATATTTAGGACAGTAAGCATGTTTCCAGCCTTTATCAAAATTAATACAGTACCAACCTGCGGCGTAATATACATCACTTTCTGCTGTTTTGGCATATAAAGGAACATTTGGATTAAAATCAGGGTGTCCTTCGTCTACAGGATATGGGGTACTGTAGTCAATTACATGTCCTTTAATAAAAAATGTTTCGTCTTTTGACATTGGATCTGTGTTTTGTTCTTTAAATAAATTCACATTTCCAAAATGACTTGCTACCTGTGTTTCTTCATCAAACTCAATAGTTTCTTTTCCGTTTATATAAAAGAAATGTTCCTGATTATTTTTATTTAAAATACCCAGTCTGTTATTTCCTTGCCTTACTAACCATGCTACATCAGATATTTGTTGTAGTTGTGTTTTGCTTCTTTTTGCTGTTTTTACCATGTGTGTACTCCTTTATTTAACTTGCCCATTTAAAAACTCCGCATATCCTGTGGCATCATCACTCATTCTTTGTAGGTTCCATTTACTACAGAACTTCATGAAATGTATGCCAACCTGTGATACAGGATTAGGATCTTTATTTATTGCCTTATTGACATTATCTACCAGTTGCTCTTTTATTTCATCTGGTTGGGCCGTTAAATCTATTAAAATTTTGTTGCGTTCAAAATCATCAATAACTCTGTGTTCTTGCTCTTCATGATCTATCCATCTTTGTAACATAAAGTTATTATAATCAAATCCGCCATTGTGTCTATCATTAAATGCTTCTAATATACCAGTTTTATTTCTGGTTCCTTTTGCTCTTGCTCCTGGATAGGCACTAAAAATATTATCCGAACTATCTCCTCTTACACATTTTTCGAATAGTGTAAATTCTGGATTTACAGGAGGTTTAGGCTCTCCTGTTTTTTTATCTATCACAATTTCTCCTGTTTTAGCACTTTTAAATCCATCTAGACTTACTATTTGATCTGTGGTACCGTTATATTGTATTACATTGTCTGCTAATAACTGATAAAAGTCACTGTCTGTACTAACAATAACATGCTTGTCTTCAGGATGTTGTTGTATCCAGGTAGCAATTAAATCATCTGCTTCAGCATTGTTTTGTTGAATTACAGTACAATTAGTTTTAGTGTCAAAAAACTCTATCATGTCATTGTAAGACTCAAAAAACATTTCATCATCTTCTTGCTCTTTGATGCTTCTTTTATCCATAGCAACTTTTCTGTTTGCTTTATATGGCGTATAAAAGTCTTTACGCCAACTACGACCTTCTAAACACATTACGACATGATCTCCGTTAAAGTCACGCCATACTTTTCTGATACTGTTAAACATAATGTGCATAGCCATACCAACTCGCATATCTATATCCTTTCCTCCGCCTACATGTTTAGCACGAAAGAACATGTTTAAACTATCTACTAATATATAATTTTTCATTTTATATCCAGGTCGTTATTTATTATACTATCAAATGGTGATTCTTTCAAGTTTTTTTCTCTTGCCTCGTTAAAGTTTCTTTTTAAATCATATGACAGATACTTTTCATAGTTGTCTAAAACAAATTGTATTTCCTGATAGGTCATATCTGATAATACATTCCCCACAACTGCGTCAATCTTTTGTGAAATTTCTAACAGTTTAGTTTTTGCTGTCTGTTCTGTCTTGCTCATTATTGATTGTTATAACGTCATCTTGATTGGTTGAATCTTTTAATCCATAGTCCTGGTCTGCTATTTCCTGTATCAGCACAGTTCTACAAACATCATTAAACCATTTGTTAACAACGGCTTCATCACTTTCACCAGTGTAACCATTATTATGTAAAAACTTAACAAACTGATCGTTCCAATCTAATTCCATAAAACCTGCTTTGGCATTCTCAGGATTTACATCTAATTTTAAAACATTAACATAAGGCTCGTTTTTTAAATCAGCAACTTGTTTATCATATTCATATTTGCCAATTTTACCATTTTTTAACTGTACTTCTAATTTAGCGATATGTTTATCTACATCAGTTTCTGCTTCTATTTCAGCAAGAGCTTCTTCTAACTCTTCTCCATCATAATAATATTCTGCTTCTGCTATTGCTCTGGACTTACCTTTAAGTCCCCAACTGGCTGGCATTATACCAAAAGGCAGTTTAGTTTTCTTCGCCATCTTTCTTCTCCTCAATTACTTCTGTTATACTTCTTATATAACAAGGATATATAGACTTTTTATAAAAATTTACAGGAATAATCCTGTCACCTACTGTTAGTGTACTTAATCCACCAAATGATCTAAACTCTAATCCTGTGGCAAAATCTATATCCCAACAATATGTGGCAAATTTAATATCCACTTTTTTGTTACGATTAAGTGTTAATCTAAGTGTTTCAGTATCATCTATCCATTTCCAGGTTCTAATATCTCTTATACTGATACTTCTAACTTGTACTTCATCTTTAGTTACTGGAATACCATGTTCTGTGTAACCTATAATATCATCATTAGCAGACAAATATGCTAAAATAAAAAAAGTTCCTACAAGTATTAACACAAACTTTTTAATATTACTCATTATGTCCCCCAAGCATTGCCAAATAAATTTATATGTAATCTGGGACTAAATTTATATCCTGTGTTCATACATATTTCTGCCACACCTTTTTCTGTCAGTGTTTGCTGTTCTAGTGTAGCACCCTCAGGCATTAAATACACAGCATCTAAATCAACTTTAGAACACTTATAACTATCAACAAACATATCTACTTCTTTAATACATTCTTGATCTCTAACAACGAACTTTGTATATAAGTAACTGTTATCAACTTGATTCATTGTTAATAATACATCTGGTTTTAGTGTATCAAATAGTTTTTCACCGCTAATGCTTAGTTTGGGACTTGTACTCCAAGTAACATGTATTGGTGCTTCATTTAAGTACTCAATTAGATCTTGTTTAACTTCTTGTGTACCATTTGTTTCAAATGTAACATTTTTAAGACCCACTGCTTTACATTTATCTAAAAGTGCTGGCCAAACACGTTGCCACCCCAGTAGCGGTTCACCACCTGTGATCACCAAGTGTATGTCTTCACCGTGTTGGCCAGTGAATGTGCCATTTGGTAACAATGATGTGATGTGATCAAACACTTCATCTACAGATCGAGTTAACTGTAAATGTTTATACTTCATTGCCCAACTGGCACTGCTGTCACACCCAATGGGTGTAACGGGTAACTCATCTATGCTTTTATATGCTTCTGGATGATTCTTGTCTGCTCTAGGATCTGTAGCATAAGGCATCTGATCTGTTGCAATCAAATCTCCTCTAGGTTGTCCAAAACCCGCACATTCAAAGTTACAGCCGAATACTCGTAAAAAGATACTAGGCACACCAACAAATCTGCCTTCACCTTGTACACTGTAAAATGCTTCACTGTACCGTAACTTCATTCTCTTCCTTTAATAAGTCTAAAATTGCTTGGTCTGTTAAATCTGAATCAGACAATGCTTTTTTAACACTATTATATATTATTCCATGTAAATTGTCAATTTGTGTATCTAAAGAACCTTCTAATTTTGCTTCTATAGATTCTATAACACAATTTAAAAAACCTTTATTAAATAAACTTTCTATGTTTGTGTCTTTGGGTGTAAAAATTCTGCCAAATTGAATAAGTTTTAGAAAAATACTATCACTAACACTAGTAGGTTGTATTTCTAAAAATCCTTCTCTAATTTCTATTCTGAGATTTATTAAATTACTACCATCAAAATCATAATGATCAGCAAGATAATCTACAGCATCTAAAACATCTGCTTCTGTAACTGGGTACCTGTTTGTAATCCAGTCCATTCTTCTTCTGTCTAATACATCACTTATAATATCTCTAATAGGCACAAACAGACTGCCAACAACTATGTTTCCGTTTCTGGTTGTTATATTTAAATTATTGTCCACAAGCAAAATCCTGCTGAAGTTTGATATTATCAAAGAACTCTTTCTTTGTTCCAGGATCTTCCATAAATCTGCCTTCTAAAACAGTTGTTTGTGTAAGACTGCTATGTGCCATAATGCCACGATTTTCGCAACACCCGTGCTGAGCCTGGATATATACACCAACATCTTTACTGCCAGTTGCTTTCATTATTTCTCTAGCAACATCGTTACAAAGTTCTTCTTGTAGTGTTCCGCGTCTAGCACACCATTGTGCTATTCTAGTGTACTTAGAAAGCCCTATGAGCTTGTCTGCCGCAATAATACCAATATATGCTGTACCTGTAACAGGTTGATGATGATGCGAACAAACACTTTTAAGTTCACTGCGAACAACTAACATACCTCTGTAGCCTTCTTCTACTTCATTAGGAAATGCTGTGGCATTAGGCATAGGTTCATACCTGCCACTCATTAGTTCATTAATATACATTTTAGCAAGACGTTTACCTGTTGCCTGACTGTTAGGATCATTTTGTCTGTCTATAATAAGACTGTCTAACACACTTTCAAATTTAGGAGTAAGTTCATCTATTAGTGCGTCTTTATCACCTTCTTCTAAATATTCACTAATGTTATCACTAGCCCAAAATTTCCCGTTTGCTTGTTCGATTCTTGCTTTAATCAAATCGCTTATTGCCATTTTGTTTTTCCTCGATTTTATTTTTAAGTTCTTCTATTTCTCTTTTTAAAGTTAGTTTTTCTAACTTCATTTTTTCTAAATCACTGTTATTTAGATGATGAGTATACTCTTCCTCAATTTTCTTGTCTAAATTTCTGTGTATTTCTTCTAAATGTTTTAAATGATTAGTTAAACTCTGAACTGTACTCACTACTTCCACCATTCCTCATAAGGGAATACGATCCAGGGATTATAGTCTGGTTGTAACGTTCTACCAGTATAATCAACACTACCAAAATTACTAGAAGTTTTAGTTATTAATGTAGCACATCTAACATCAGACAGTTGTGATTCTTCTGCTATTATTTCAAATATACCTTTAAGTGTAGCACCTGAATCATTTATATCATCTATTACTAAGATATTGTCTGAAAAATGTTTTTTTACTATGTGTCTTAATGTCTTATCGTCTGTGATATTACCATCTCTCAACTGCCATCTGATACCCTCAAACGGCACCTCAAAATAATGGCTTAACATTACACCAGGAATATAACCACCTCTACCTGGACCAACAATAACATCTGGTGTAAAACCATCAACAACCATTTGTTGTATAATACTATTTAGATCTTTTTGTAAATCTGTAAAGGAATATAGTAGTCTTTCCATAGTTTTATTATAGCAAAATATTTATTTTTGTCAATTACTTGTAAGCAGAAATTTCGTCACTTACAATATCTTCCAATGTTTTAATTGGTTCCCAGCCTAATAACGCTAAAGCCTTGGCTGTGTTAGCATCTGTTCTATCAGTATCACCAACTCTTCTAGGACCAACAGCAACATCTACTGTTTTGCCTGTCTGTTTCTCAACTTCTGCTATCAAGTCTCTGATGCTTTTAGGAGAACCAGCACCAATATTAAATATGCCACTCTCTCCACCATCAAACAAGTAGTTTAAACTTGCCAAATGTGCTGTAGCAATATCAAATACATGAGTGTAATCTCTTACCGGTGTACCATCTGGAGTATCAAAATCACTACCATTTATTGTAAAAGTTTCTTCCTGTATTGCTTTTTCCACCAACACAGGTAAAACATGTTTCTTTTCTGGAAGTCTATATCCTAAACCTTCATAACTGCCTGCGGCACAAAAATATCTTAAACTGGTATAGTTAAAATCATGTACTGCTGATAAATCTTTTAATACCGTTTCTATTATTGCTTTAGTTTTACCATATGGTGTAAGTGGATTTAATTCATCTATTTCTGAATTAAGAAGCATGTCTGATTTTCCATAAACACTACTTGAACTGCTAAAAACAAAATTTTGTATTCCAGCATCTATGGCATTTCTAAGCAAAATAATTGTGTTAGCAACATTGTTAAAATAGTATTCTTTTGCTTTTTCAACGCTCTCTGGCACACTGTGATGGGCGGCCAAATGAATTATAGCATCAGGTTTAGTTAATTCTAATATACCTTTAATTTGATGATTATCTAAATCAAATGGATATTGTATAATTCCTTCCATGGGTCTTTTATTTCTGTCAATATTGATAACATTATAACCACTGTCAACTAATAGTTTACAGGTTACACTACCTATAAAACCACTACCACCAGTTACTAAAATTGTTTTTTGTTTTTCTTTCATTTTATTCACCAAACCATAAATTAAATACTTTAGAAGTATCTAATTGTATGCTCATATCTTTATAATTTGTCAGTGCCTCCACAGTCATATCTACACTTTCTTCAAATCTGTCAAACAGTTTAAAGTCAGGATATAACTCAGGATACACTAATCTATTAGGCAGTACAGGTGTACAACCCAAATACACGGCTTCAGCAACACCGAAACCGAAGTTTTCCTGTAAGGCATAACTAACGATAGCCTTACTTTTACCAAGCAGAGCATAATACTCATTCTTGGATAAATTTTCTTCCTGTGTCCTCACAAATCTTACAGGAAAATCAATTCTTTCAGAAACCTGTTTCGCTAATTCATCAAACAACCATGGTTGTTTTTCATCACAAATTCTGCCATTAAAGACCACAATGTTTTCTTTTTGCTGTCCTTTGTGTGAATCGAGTCCTGTGTAGTCTACAGGTAAACCTGTTACAACTAACTTGTCAGGACTCACAATTCGCTTTTTAAGTATATCTTGTTTTATAAAATTACTGGCACAAAAGATCGTATCACTTATATCAAATATAATATCTTCAAAGTTTTTTGCCCATCTTTCCATATCTCTAACAAAATCTGTATCAGTAAAACTACCAGCATGTATAACACCAGTTAATTTAACATCTATGTTGTTAAAATATTTTATATAAGCAATATTTTCTATGCCAGGAAACCATATATCACTAAAAAAGAAACGGTCTCCATTGTGGATTTCACCTCTTTCAAACATAGCAGATATTTCTGCCATTTGTAAACTTTTAAATTTACTTGTAAAGGCGGCATTAAGAAATTGACCTTCAGGAAGTGGAGGTATTTCATATGTAGGCATAACTTTTACATACTCTATATTATTTTCTGTAAAATAATTTTCTATATCACGATCCATATGAACAGTATATCTGCCTGGAATGTGTTCTAAAGGTATGTAAATAATTTTAGCCATATTACATTGAGTTTTTCTTGTCCTGAATTTCAGTTCTTCTTGTTTTACAAAGTTTTGAAATTTCCATTAGTGCTTTTCTGGCTCTAGCGGCGGCGGCCTTAACGCCATTAATTTCAAATTTTTCGTTCTCTTCCAAATACTCTTCGTAGAACTTTTTGATTAGTAGATGTGTTTCTGTCATTTTTTTCTCCTTTAAAGTTTATGATTAACAAACTCTACGTTGTTAATTAGGTCATAATCCGCTTTATATGCAGATCGTATAATATTTTCGTCAACTTGTTGAATTAATTTATTTAATGTAGTATTTCGTTGCTGATTGCGAAAGATACCTCCATAATGCATGGAAATGTCATTTATTATAGTGTCTTTCATATAAAAATAATCAACTGGTATATGAGATTTTTCATGTACGCCTATTAAAAATAAACACTGTGGTGTAAAATGCTCATCATTTGTGGTTACACTAAATGTATTACGTGCACCTGGGCTAAATTTAACAAAATTGCTTTCACTATTCAGAATTCTAGATCTAGATGTACCCAAATACATATTCAAAGCACTCTTAAATCTGTCAACAGGATCTCTTAAAATAACACAAAACCTTTTAACAGCAAGAGCGTTTAAATCACCACTAGCCCACGGGTGCTTTAAAGTGGCTGCACGTATAGATGTACTAGCATTTTTGGGGATATGTACAATTGCCAAACCAGATTCTGGATGGAAAACACAATATCCTCTTTTACGCTTAAAGTAAGGGTGAGTATTGTATAACTTTTTGATTAGTAGATGTGTTTCTGTGTCCATTAGTTTACCTTGACATGTTTTTATATTCCATTTCGCAACCGTTTTCATTATCTTCGGCTACTGAAATCTTTATGTAACGTCCTGGATACTTCGCTTTAATTTGCTCAGCCAAGTCATCAGCAATCATTTCACACGATTTAAAATCTAGTTGGAGAACATCTTCATTGTAAAGTTTCTCCAACCATCTCTTAAATTGTATGAATTCAATGTCTCTGTCATCATGGAACACCTCAATCCACACTTTAAAGTGAAAGATGTGTCTATGAGGATAACCTAGAAAACTAACGTCATACTCGTCGCCAGTTGCTAGATTAGGATCTTCTAATGCCGCAGGATACTTATGTATACCTTCTTTACTAAATGTTACCCAAATACTTCTCATGAATATTCCTTACGATATGTTTATTGCTTGTGGTCCTTTTGAACCTTCAGTAACATCATATGTAACTGCTTGATCTTCTTGTAAAGACTTATATCCATCACCTGCTATTGCTGTATGATGTGCAAACACATCTTTACTGCCATCGTCTGGTGCTATAAATCCAAATCCTTTACTTGAATCAAACCATTTTACTTTTCCTGTCGCCATTCTATTTTCCTCTTTTTGAAGTCTTACCTTCGTTGTTAAATTCTAAAGGTACTTCCTTCAAAACTACATGTCCATTTGGACTATGTTCTTTAATAACCATTAGGCTTCCTTGTTAGGATCCCAAATAGTTAAATTCTTTTTACGCAGTCGGTTTACTACCAACTTGTATCTGCTTTGTTCTTCTTTCCATTCTTTTAACCATTTATGTCCATCACGTTCTGCATCAACAAAGATAGCATTAGTAAATGCTAATGGTAATAATATTGCCACGTGAATAATAATACTGACTACAGTATTATAATTAAAAAATCCTAAGTAGTTTGCGGCTAAGAAGCCAAAGAATACACTCCATATAGTAAACAGTATTAACATAAAGTAAGTCTGTAAACTTGGGTCTGGTATATACTTTAGTGGATTGTATCTAACGTCCATTACACGTCTCCAACCATTTATAAGTCCCATTACAGTTCTTCTAAATAGGCTAGGTTTTTTAATACTTGGTTCTATCATTCCATTCTCCTATTCTATGTGATTTCTCACAAACTCTTTTATTACATGTATTCCTACTGATGCCCATGTAATTACAATTAAACTCCATATTAGTATCTCAGTCATCTACTTCAGGGTCAAAATTGTTGTCATCTTTATGAGGATTACCGCCCTCATACCAACTTCCTTCTTTTTTAGGAAGTGGATTATCATAATAATCAGTAATGCCTGCACGTTGTCTTTGTTTCTTTTCATATACAAGGACAGAACTGCCTATCATAAAAATAAATGCGGCTATACTTAATACTATTCCTATTACTAAATTAAATATTTCAATCATTGTTCTAAACTCCGCACATTAGTACACAACCTGTACTTAAATATTTCAGCAAAATTAAAAATGTACAAGCCACAGATAAAGCAAATATTACTCTGTGATCTTCTACTTGGCTTTCTAAAAATAGTTTAAGCCGTAAATAAAATTTTACCATTTATATCCTATTGTAACATTTAATACATTATTGTCAACCGGATCTTCTGTGTATGTGTTGTTTAAACTTAAAATCATACCATTATCAAAGTTATAGTTTAATGCTGTTTCGTTTCTCACATAGTCCTCACTGGCATCGCCCCATTCTAACAAATATTTGTTTGTAAAATCCACTTTGTCTGTTAATTTAAAAAAGAACCATAAACTGTTTCTGTAGATAAGTTCATCCGTTAAATCACTTTTTAAATAACCTACTGAAAACTCATTACTGGATTTAAATCTTTCTGTTCTTAATAACTTGTATCCATATCCGTATGCCATAACAGTTCTAACTTGATTTGCTCTAAGTTTGTCCTGATCATATATAGTTTGAGTAAACACATAATGTTTTGGCAAAGAATCAAAAGTGTGGTTAAACTTTATACTTCCATAAAATTCATCTAGTGTTTTAACACCATCTACTTCTTTAAGAATATAGTCAACTTCTGCCACATACTGTGCTAAATCGAATTCTTTTTGATCGTCTAAACTAATAGCAAATGTTGTTTCATCACTGTTAATGAATGTTCCACCAACTTTGGCACTGCCTGTGGCAAAAGCAGGTATAGAAAATAATATCACTAATCCAGCAATAACTCCTAATCCAATTTTGCCTATAAAACGTTTTTCTCTATCTGTTAACATCTTTTTCCTTTTTTTAATTTCTAAATACTAACTGGACAAAATATTCACCAGTTTATCACAAGGTTGGTCTATAATACTTTGTTCTACTTCTTCTAGTGTTATATCACACCAATTACAATTTTCTCCTTGAGGTATCTGAGTTTCACCTACTTCTTTACAATAGTGTGTCCAAAACTTAGTCGTCATAAAGATATTCTAATATCTCTTCTGGAAATTCTGCACCATTTTTAACGCAAAATTTTAACAGTTTAAGAAAAAAATCTTGCAGTCCTTCTTCAGTTTCAAATTCTGGTTCCAACTCTAACTGTGTTTTAATACCATCTTCATCTAGTGAAGTTATTTGTATTTTCATTAATTTACTCTTTTAACTTTATGTTGTCTCTTTTCCAGTACAGGCACAAACTTTTCATAATTTGACCAGTCCCAATTAGTTACATGTAAAGCATATTTTTCTGCTATTTCACAAGATAACCAAATCTTTGCTTTAATAAGTTCTTCAAATATAAAGTTCCAATCATTTACTGGATTTTCTGTTTCTGGATTAAACGATCCATTAAAACCCAAATAAACATGCTCACAACCGTGATTGAGGGCCCTCATTAAAATTTCTTTTGGGTTTTGTTTGCCTTGTACAAATAATGTATCAAGACCGTTTTTGTCTTTGCCTATAAAGAACATTAAACTTCAAAATCTCCTGACATAATTTCATGACCCATAGCCGCGATATCATCGTCCTGATCAAATTCTTCTTCTTCAAAGAATTGGCCAAATCCAGCATTTGTTTTTGCTCCAAAACTCATTTCGTCTAACAGTTTGATATTATCTTCTATTAGTTGATATGGATCTGTACAAGCAGGATCTAATACTTCCTGACAGAAACTATCAAAGTATAATACCTTGGCTGGAACATATGGACTAAACTCGTTGCTCTTGCCTGACTTTTTATCGTTTATATAATCTTTGTAATTTACATCGGTTCTAAACTTCTCTACGTCAGCAAGTCTGTTTGCTTCTTGTACTGCGGTAATATGGTTGTAAACACTATGAGCCATATAATATAGATAACTCTGTGTGTCCCAACTTGTAGCAGTAGCACTTTTAGGTTTACCATTTTTGTCTTTATCGCCTTCAGCCATAGCACAAATATCTCCAGTAGTAAGCCTGCTCATTATGGGACTGTGAGCAAAAGGCATAGGTAAATCAGAGCCTTTAAGTGCCTGATTATCTATAGCTCTGTCCATCAAGTAACTGAATTTCTTAGGATGGAAACTGTTATGTGTGTATGTGGAACCATAGGCACTGTTAACAAATGGGCTGGCGGCATCCATGCTTAAACAAATATCTGGGCTATCATGTTTTCTTAACATTCTTTGTATACTGGTCAAGTAACATGCCCAATCCAGTTTACCTGTACCCAAGAAGTGTATCCAACCTTTGCCTTCCAGTAGTCCATCTTCTCTAAGTTTAAGTATCCTTCTAAGGGCCATTCTCATGTTACGTTTTTGTAAGTCAGCAAAAGCATATCCTTCTAGTGCTAGTTCACTATTGCCGTATGCTTCTTGGCAAAACTTAGGATCACTAAAATGTTTGACTTGCTCATACCAATGATCACATGTGGGTTCATCAACACCACTCATGACATTTAAAAACTTACACTTACCTGGAGTTCTATTTTTCATATAATAATCCAGGTTAAACAAACTGATCTGCATAGTTTGTTCAAATGTTTCTAATCCTGTTTTCTTATTAAATGGAGGGAAGGCCGCAAAAGGAGGAACATCAAGTGTCATTGCCCAGTCACATTGTTCTTCCTCCCATTTGAGAATCTTATCTACAAGTTTTAGTCTTTCAGGATCGTCTGGATTAATAGCATTAGCCCAATCCATTTTGATAACACCTGTGGCTATCTGGAAACCACCTGAGTCTCCTAGTATCATTGTTTTGCTTCTGTCTCGGTCAGTAATCATAGGCTCAGTATCTAATTTACTTAAATCTAACTGAGCATGACCGGCAGAATATAGCCCCCACGGATAATGATAGTATGTGTCCTGGTTTTTTAGGAAATCCATGCCCTCATGACCTAATTCAAGGCCTTCAGGTATCCTTGGAGCACCTTCTTTTTGTAGTTTATCTAGTTGCTTAACATAGAAACTACTAATAGCAGGCAAATAAAATGCGTAATCTTTTTGTGTCTTTCCTAAATCTATCATATTAATCTTCGTAATCTGCTTCTAATTGTGCTGTGTGTAAGGCAAATTCTAAAGGCACAGCGATACCTTTATCCATACATATTTCAGCAAGTTTTCTTAATTCTTGGTCGTTTAATATACAAATATCTTCTACAAGTATGTCTAACATATTAACTTCTTGCTGGTAACAGGTATGTATATTTTGCTAGTCCACTGTCAACAATAATTTGTAACAATCCCTGATCATTAATACTCATTACACAATTTCCTGTTTCACCAAGTCTTAAAATTTTAAGTACAATATCAAGTGGCCATCTCCAATCTTTATTGATTGTACCATCTATATCACTGCTGATTAAAATTTTAGTTCTGTCGCTAACACCATCCCCAATATGGAAAAATAGTTGTGTACCATCAGTTTTAGGACTAAAATTTGCTTCATATGTTCCTAGCACACTATTAAAGTAACTTAAATCTTTTAAGTTCTTGTCAGTAGGTACAATGTTTACATCAAACTCAGCACCTTTAAATTTAATACTTTTAAGTTGTTGATTTATTACATCTGCTAACATAAATCTGTAATGAGCATCATTACCATCAGCACTAACAAATTCAACCTCTACAGGAGTATCAACACCGTTTCTTTCCTGGTTAACAACTTTAACTTTAGAGCCATCACCATCAAAACCTGGATACTGTAAGTAGCCTTGTAGCACACCCATTCTGCTTAAACCAATTGTGGAATCAACAAAGTCAGGAACAGGACTATGTGTTTCTGCTTTAAAGATTACTGATTTGTCAGGATCAACAGTTTCAATTTCTGTTTTATCAACTTCTCCTGTTACTTTTACCATTTCAAATATACCCAAACCATGTGTATGTTTGAGCACGTCTTTAAAAAAATCTTTTATCATATATATTTCTCCAAGATACAATAATTATTATACATTACTATTTAGATTTGTCAATATAAAAATACCCATTTTCTTCGATCAAAATTCAAAAAATGTTGATAAAGTTTCACTTTGTGTTGTCCTACTTAAATCAAATCCTAATGGGCCTAATACATTTTCTACTTTTTTATCCACAACACTTTGTTCCATGCCTTTTTCATCGAAGGGCAACTCTTTAAACCATGTGGGTAAATTCAGTTCATCTGTGGGATATGCTATACTTGTATATCCCATGGGATTGTTTCTCAGTTTACATACAACCACTTTCATACCGTCTGTTATAGGCAGACTGTAGTTGTCGCTGTTTGCTTGTCTTAAATTATTCCAATTAATACTACCTCTTACATGTCCTGGAATCATATTACTGGTATTCTCATCTTTAATGGCGTCTAGTTTATGTAAACGATAATTTTCAGGTACTTTGGCTTTCTGCATCAGTTTAGATGTGTACATTGTTATATTGTTAGCACGTTTAGGCATTCCTTTCTTCCAGGGTTTTAAACTTTTAAAATACTCTTTAAACTCTTTAATTTTCTGTATAGCATGATCTTCACCTTTACCTTCCAGCGAATCTATAAGTACTTCCTCCAAAAAGTCTTGTATAAATTCAGGCGTATCACTACGTTTAATCTCTAAGCCCATTGCCTTGAGTTTACCACCTTCAGGTTGATATCCTTCTATGTCTAAACAAAAGATCGCATATCTTTTCTTAGTTAAAAATAATCCTGATCTACCTACAACTTCTCTACCTGCTTTCATAACCTGTCCAGATTCCAAAGGCACATTAAATGTATCTTTAAGATACTGTGGGAAAGTTTCACTAACCTTATTAGATACATGATCATATAACTTAATAGCACTATCCATGTCTAAACTTTCTCCTTCAGGCAAGGCAGGAACGGCAGTAAAATATACAGAGTCTGTATCTCCGTAAATTATGGTGTCTCCTTCATGATCATATTCTCCAGTAAACAACAGATTAGTTTGAGCTCCCATGTGTCTGGTAATTGATCTGCCTGTTAGTGTTGTGCTTTGCCCTATACGTTTATCATAAAATCTACAACCTGGATTAAGTATAGCACCATACAAACTGTTTAACTGAATCTTTTTAACCAATTGCCTTTTATCCCAAAATGCTATTTCTTCAGGTTCAGTTGCTGATTTTTTCTTTTTCTGCATTTCTTGTCTTTCAGCATACCAACGTTCCAATAAACCAGGCACAATGCCCTGGAAGTCTGTTTTAAAAATAGTTCCGTTAGCACTGATGTTCCAAGGTTGGCCACTATTGAATACTAAGTTATACACATCAGCACCAGTTACTTCTAAAGAAGTACCGTCTTCCATATCTAATTTCATAATGTGATTAACATCTTTGTTTCTAACAAACTCAAATTCATTTGTTCCAAACTTACCATGCCAGGCATCACCAAAAGATTTCTTTTCCAATGTCATAGCATTATTGATTGCCTCTTCTGTGTAATCTAGGCGTAACTGGCCCACAATGGTTTCAGCACCCATGTTTAATGCTCTAAACACACTAGGATACAGACTGTTCAAGTCCATACTGCCTACCCATTCATGGAAACCTTTTTTAGGAGTTGCCACAAAGGCACCTGCCGCCTGATCTCTGTCAGATGCTTTGGGTCTATCAGGAACAACAAAGTCACGTCTGTGTGCTTCATTAATAATTGCCTGTTCTGTAGTTGCTACAGCACCCATTGTGGCAGGAAGTAAAATAGTATTTTCATGTGCTATAATGTTTGCTAAGTCAATAAACTGTAATTTTTTGTCCATTTTGGCTAACAACATAACGTCCTGTATGTTATATTCTAAAAACTTAACAAAATCATAATTATAAAGTCTATCTAAACTGCCCTCATATGGTACTTTCTTTTCACCAATTTCCATTTCACCAATATAGTCCAGTCTGTAACTATGACGTTCTTCATAATTGTATTTTCTGTATAAGTTTAAATAATCCAAATGTACTCTGCCTACTAAGTCATAACTAGTAACTTCCCTGCCATATTGTTCAAATTTTCTTTCTTTTGGCAACTTTTTAAGTAAACACATTCTTCTGGTTTCTGCTTTACCCATTACCCGAGTAATCCTGTTGACAATGTAAGGTATATCATAACCTTCTGAATTCCAACCACTGATAATATCTGCGTCATCTATTACAGTAAGAAATACATCCAGCATTTCTTTTTCTGTTTTAAAAAGCATCACCTCAGGCATGTGTTTTGTCATTTCTTTTGCTTGTTCAAACGATACTCTTTTGGGAGGCACTGCTAAACAAATCATGGTGTCCATCCAGTCCAGATATATACCTATAGCAGTAATAATAGAATAAGGATCCTGAGGGCTACTGTATCCTCTACCAGGATCAAAATCTGCCTCAATATCTATAAATGCTGTTTGTAGTTTGGGTGCTTGGCAGTTAGTGTAGTTTTCTGCCATTGTTTTATTGAGAGGCCTTATATCACTCTCATATAAATCATTATGTTTGTTTATACCTAAATTTTTTCTAAAGTCTTTGATATTACTACAGCGAACTTCTGTAACACTTTCACCATATATACTGGTATATTTACCTTTGGGATCTTTATAATAAAAGTTGTGTACTGGTTTAAGTTCTTTGATAATTCTTTCGCCTTCCACTCGTTCCACAACAGTGACAACATCTTTTGCCTGTTCGTAAAAAGCGTCTACATAACTCATAGTTTATTATATATTAATTTTTAAATAAATCAAGCAGTTTTATCCTTATAGGTCCAAGCAACTAGAGAAAATCTAGTGCCCTCTAAAACAGGATCTACTTTGTGTTCATAAGTACTTGGAAAAATAATACATGTACCAGGTTTTACATTTTTAAATGTTTTATCTTTAAATATTAATTCTCCGCCATGAAATTTATCATTTAAAATTATAGACATAGAAAGTTTTCTAATTGTGTCTAACTCATCGCTTTCAATAGTATCAATATGCCAATTGAAATGTCCTAAATCTGTGCTGTCATATTTCATTAAATAAATCCTTGTTAAAAATTCATCATAATTTTCTTTAAACAGCACTGAATTGGCTTCATTAAATAATCTAATAATTTGTTCAAATATTTCTTTATTATTTTCTTTGTCTAACAAAGATTGCCTAACTCTTCTGTGTTTTGTGAGATGTCCTTTGCCATTATCTGATGATAGATTGTAAATTCCGGCTTTGGAATAATTGAAATCTTCAGTCAATAAATATTCTATATCTTTCTCAGATAAGGCGTTTTCTTTTACAAAAAACATTAACAGGTTATACTAATAATTAAAGAGTTTTACCAACTACTTC